TGCCATGGCCTACTCGGCCAGCGCGAGTGTGGACCTCGGTCCTGCTCGTCACAACCTCGGCACTCCTGCCACTGCGGGCGCTTTGGCAACGCTCATCAGTGCGCAGGGAGCCGTTGGTCCAATCTCGTACCTCGCGACTCCGCTTGTTCTGGACTCGACGTACGGCAGGACCCTCACGGTCACGCCGTCCGGCGTTCCTGGCAACGCGAACGCTATCGACGTGGTTGGGTACGACTATCTCGGTCAACCGATGGTCGAGCGGTTCACAGGCTCGGCTGCGGCCACGACGCCCCTCGTCGGACTGAAAGCGTTCAAGATGGTTATTGGCACACGGCTCAACGTGGCCGCGACCAATGCCATCACGGTCGCTATCGGCGCCGGCGTATCGTTGGGACTTCCTTGGAAGGGCAAGATCACTACTGCCAAGGAAGGCACTACGGTTATGACCTACGCGCAGATCGACACCAACACCGTCAATGCGGTCCTGACCGATCCGCAGACAGCGACTACAGGCGATCCTCGTGGCCTGTACACACCGACTACCGCACCGAATGGCGTGCTGAACTACGAAGTCAGCATGATCGGTGACCCGACTGTGAATGCCAACAACAACGGCGGGCTCCTAGGCATCAGGCACCTGTCGTCGTAGTGGTTGTTTGAGTCACACAACGGGCGAGGAGAAACGGCGGTGAGCGCTTCAATCAGAGAAATCGTTAACGATGCGCTCACCGTCGTTGGTGAGGTAGCCGGACCCGGTGTGCAGGTCTATGAGGATGACCGCATGAAGGCAGATGCTGTTCGTGCGTTCAACATGATGTTCAAAAAGTACGCTTGGGACCAGTATCTTAACTGGTTTCGCGTGACGCTCGATGGGGCGACAGGCAAAATCACCACGGACGATTTCGCGCAGGTCAAGGACTTCGAGGATTTCATTGCGATCCATCGCATGAACGAATCGTTCCCCTTGCCAATCTTGCCGAAGAGACAGAATCCCTCGGTGCTCACAGGCTCTCGGGTTCTGTACTGGACGAGCCTGATCGCTACCGATCCAAAGTACGAGCTTCGTAAGCTTCAGTTCTACCCGCTGACTTCCGTGGGAAGCCTAGACATTCATGCGAAGGTGTATCCGCTCAAGCCTCCAGCGATACAGTTTGATTGGGCAGATAAGTTCTTCCTCGATAAGGACATGCTCGTGTACGCTACTGCGTTTATGACGCTTTCGGGCGACGATTTGAATGCAGGAGCGGCCGATATTGTCCGCAACCTAATGGAAATGAAGTTCAGGGATGTCACAGGGGCGCTTGCAAGTCATCCGATCCCAATCCGCGGCGAGCATACCTTTCCTATGCGGTGGACCGAGCGATGGTAACTGTATTCCCGAAGTCCCTCAAGCTTCCGAGCCGGAACAAGCTCGAGAACTTGACGCTGCGCGGCTTCGGTGGTGGCTGGAACGCCATCGAAACCGATTTGCAGATGGACTCGAGCTATTTGGTGAAAGTGCGGAACTTTCGCCGAACTGCGGGAGGCACTCAGAAGATCAGATATGGCTCCCGTTACTTCGCCGACCTATCGGATATGGTTGGTGGGCGAATTGTCGATCAAGAGTACTTCTCAGAAAGCATCATCAACGTCCTTTCGGGTGGTGAGGTTGTTGCTGTTCAAGGCATTGAGGCTGCTAAGACGCTCATCTGGAGCAGCGCGGTTGCAGGGGCATTGCCGGGTTCACCTGGGGGATGGAGTGGAGGATTAACCTCGATTGACTTCGTTCCGTTCAAGCAGCAACTGATTATTCACAACGGGATCGATAAGCCTATTACGATTGATCGCGACCTGAACGTGACTTATCTGCAAGACTTGGCCACAGGGAGTAACGTCAATGTTCCAACAGGAAAATACGGCTGTGTTGTCTCCAACTATCACTGCGTCGGAGGTTTCGACAATCCCGCTATATCGCCTACTCTTATCTACATATCAGCTGTCGGAACAGCAGGAACGTTTCCGGGCGACCCAGCTCCGAACGATTCTATCACAATCGATGTTGGAGCCTTCGCTCCGCAAGGCGCAATCTCAATCAGAGGACTTGCAGGGTTTCGGCAGAACCTGCTCGTTTTCTTCCAAGATCAAACTGTGATCGTGAAGCTGGGGACGTACAATGCGGCCGGTGTCCATGAGCCGTTCTTCCCCGACACCATGCCCACTTTTGGACTACTTGGCCACAGGTGCGTTGTGCCAGTCGAGAACGATCTCCTGTTTACTGGTCTGCAAGGGATGGCCAGCGCTCGACGAAACTTGCTCTCTGTGTCCGGTACGCTTGAGAGTCAGTCGCTTAGCGAGCGAGTTGAACCGCCAATACGGGGGGCCATCGGGAACCTGACAGACGAGCAGCAACTTAAGAGCTGCTTCATGGTCTATGATAGGCTGTCGCACGACATGCTTTTGTTCACTCCAAGTGGACAAGTGTTTGTGTACAGCTTCAACACGAAGCTTCGGTACAACGCTTGGTCTGAGTACAGTGGCATTAACGTTCAGTGTGCCTGCGCCTCTTTCCTTGGGCGTATATTCTATGCCGATGGTCTGAAGATATTTCTACACGGCAACCGGGTGTTTGAAGGAGAGGAGTTCTTTGCTGATCGCATAGGTGACCGAATCAGCGAATGGACGAACGGCTTCCCGTACTCAGTGGGTTGGATTGTAGTTGATCCGACTTCTGTAATCATCCCACCGGAGATATTCTACATCTGTAGGGTGGCGCATCAGAGCAGGGACCCAGGATCGTTTGCACAAGATCGCGCAGAGCACCCCACGTTTTGGGAACTCTATGATGGGCTCGATATTGACTTTGAAATGGAGTTGCCTTGGCTCGACAGTAAGAACCCAATGCAGGTCAAGTTCCTTCGCTTCATTTCGCTGGCGACGAAGGGGAATACGCGCTTCACGGTACAGGCTTTTGTGGATAATCTCTTTAAGGACCACGAGGGTAACGAGCGCTTCGGTCCTGCGGCAGAAATGGAGTTCATGGGAAACGAGGCGATAGGCTTCGGATACGAAGGATCGACAGAAACGTCACTCGATACAGGACCGTATGGTGGCGGTCGTAGAAGCGACGATCCACGCTTGTTCAAATTCCCGTGCAAGTTCAAGAAAATGAAGATTCGTATCAAAGGAAGTAAGGCCGGTGATCTCGAGATAGTGAATATGTCGTTTTTGTTCTCACGCGGCAAATACAAACGCTAGGATGTGTGAGTCATACAAATGACCCTCAGTTATACAAAGAATCTCCACCTCGCGGTGCCAGACTTCCTCACGGAGCCTTGGCACGCTGAGTTCGCTCAGGCGATGGACTCGATTGACGAGATCATTTTCCATGCACTCGTTGCGCAAGACATTGATCTGTGGGTAAATAGCACAACGTATCAGGTTGGCGATCTTGTTATCAGCCCCGACACCGGCGAGATATTCTCGTGCGCTGTCGCGAACATGAGTTCTCCGCTACCTACGACGTTCACGCAGGAAATAGCGGCGCACCCCACATACTGGACACCGATTGGCCTTAGACTGGCGACGCAAGCTGAGGCCGAGGCAGGGACCGATAACACTAAGTATATGTCGCCGCTGCGCGTTGCTCAGGCTATCGCCGCGCGGCAAGACCCGAGCACGTTCATAACGGGAGACATTAAGCCAACCCATGCGGTTGTCCCTCCAACAGGCTGGATCATTTGGCGAGACGGGACGATTGGCTCCGCTGCGTCTGGCGCCTCCATACGAGCGGCAGCAGATTGCCGCGCGTTGTTCGATCTCTATTACAATTTCTACTCGGATGCAGACTGTCCGCTGTTGACTAGCGGCGGCATTGTCGTTACGCGAGTGTCACAAGGATCGAATGCTCCGGCATGGACCAATAACTGCCGAATGAGCCTGCCCAAGATCGAAGGGCGTGTGTTAGGTTCTTGCGGTGCTGGTGCTGGCTTGACTGGACGCAACCTAGGGTCCACGACAGGCTTGGAGACAATAACTCCATCGATCGCGTCGATGGCAGCACATAAGCACCGTTTCACGACGCCTCTCACCGGCGACACCGACCCGATAACTAGCTGGCCTCCAGGCCAGTTTCCAAGTAACTGGGAAGCGGCAGGTGTCAATGCTCCGGGTTACCTGAGCACTTGCCAGCTAGCGTTTGAGGGAAGCAGCCTTCCGTCGAATAACATGCAACCATCAGGATTCGTTAACTTCATGGTGAAGCTATGAACATGGTGCAACAAACTCCTGACGGCCTTGTGGCAGTACGCTCCGGCGATCAGGTGTACTTAGACTCAGC